AAAACTATGATATTTAGATATCGTAAAGGAAAGTCAGTTCTGAGTAGAATTATAAGTTTACCTGTTGGCAATGATGAGACGGATGTATTGCGTTATGTACGCGATGCATGGAGGTATGAGATGGACACTCAGGCAACTGAGTGTGGAGCTCCTTTGATTGTTCGTAACAATCAAATTTCTCCAGGAAAGATATGTGGTCTACATATAGCTGGATTGGATGGAACAGGGGAAGGATTTGCTACACCTGTGTATGCAGATGATATTAGCAGAATCCTGAAGCTGTTTCCTGAGAAGGCTATAATGGGACAACGTATCCGAGAGAAATTAGAGGAGTTCCCGAAAGAACAAGGACAAGTACCAGAAGGGGCAGAGTTTTTAAGAGAAGGAAGTTTAGGGATTTCCCTATTTCAACCTTCAAGTACTCAGATTCGACCATCTTTGTGTTATGCAAAGATACAAGAGCCTGAGACAAAACCCTGCCAACTTCGACCAAATAATGAATTTGACCCAAGAAAGTATAGATTGGAACGTTTAGGCAATATTCCGCAAGCTATCCCAAGGGATCTTGTTGAGAACGCCAGTCGTGCATTCTTGGATGAGTGCTCTGAATTGATTGATGCTTCCCCAATTGATAAAACAGTGATAAAAGCTGTATATTCTTTTGAGGAAGCTGTAAAGGGAATTGATGGGGAAGTGTATGTTAATTCAATTAAACGTAATACTTCACCCGGATATCCTTTTGTGGTTAAAAGGAGCACGAGTACGAGGAAAATGTTCTTTGGAGAGGATATGGAATATGATCTTGATTCTCCTCAGTGTCGACTCTTGAAATCTCGTGTAGATGAGATTATAGAGTCGGCAAAGAGGAATGAAGTTTTGGATCATTATTTCATTGATACTCTAAAGGATGAACGAAAACCGATTCATAAAGCGCATAAGACACGCCTGTTTTCAGCAGGCCCATTGGATTATCTTGTAGTTTGCAAGATGTATTTCAATGGTGTTGTTGCGTTGCTCCAGAAGAATAGGAACTGGAGCCATGTTTCGGTAGGAACAAACCCCTATTCAGAGGACTGGGGAGAGATCGTTAGATCTCTCCACAGAAAATCAAAGAAGATGGTTGCAGGAGATTTTGAAGGATTTGACGCAAGTCAACTTCAAAAGCTCCTAGAAGAAGC